GTAGAAATACCCACCCCCAAATTCGTAACATCAAACGTCAGCGAACTACAAGTCGTGACCACCTTAGAGCCATTAAGGTATGCAACACCGTTGGCAGTGCCGCCAGACAAAGTAAGGTTGCCCGATACGGTTTCGCTGGTTACGCTGCTAGTGCCGCCAGATACGTTAGTTGCCGTGGTCGCAGTAGCTGCATTGCCGCCGATAGACAAGCCAGCAGCCGTGCCGGTGATGTTTGTACCAACAAGCGCACTAGGAGTGCCCAGGGCAGGTGTTACCAGCGTGGGAGAAGTGGCAAGCACTACCGCGCCGGAACCCGTGGTCGATGCCAGCATTGTGGTCGTAACCGTGCCGGTGTCGCCAGTCGTCACCATGTTGCCGGAGGTGGCGGGGACGTTAATGTTAAAAGTGGAGGCCGTATTCGGGCCAATCAAGTTAACTTGACCGCCTAGCGTGGCTTGAAAGACTAATTGACCCATGATTTTTCCTTTACGGTGCGATGATTAGTTGGGAGGCTGTGAGAGCGCCTGTACTTGGGTTGTATTTTAATTTTGTAGAACTGGTGTATTCGGTTGTCAGATTTCCAGCGGTGGCGGAAGCAAACAATGGATACCGAGTCGCGTTTGTCGTGGTGTCGTCCGTTACCGTGGCATACGCCGTAGGAGTAGTCCAGGTTGGCGTTCCAGAGCCTGCGCTAGTCAAAACCTGTCCTGATGTTCCAGTGGAGGAATTAACTGTTAGAGCGCCCGTAAAAGATAACGTGGTGAAATAACCAGCCGCCGCAGTAGTCGCACCAATAGACAAATTATTTATTGTTCCCGCAGTAGCAGGGTTAATTGTTACCGTCCCCGTACCTGTTGGCGAAAGTGTTGCGCTTTTATTGGCTGGAGTAAATGACAATCCACCGTTTACGGTTACGTTACCGCTGCCGCCGCCATCCCAATTAAGCAGGCTTGTACCACCCGAGGTGCGGAGATTTCCACCTAAAACAGATTGTGCATAGTAATCAGGGCTAACGACTTTTACGTTCGCGTTAATTGTTGAGCCGGTAATTGTGTTTGCAGTTGTCCCACCAATAGCAGGGGGGCTTGACAAATCTAGCGTACCGCCAAGCGTCAAACTTCCTGAACTTGTTACCGTGCCAGTTAAAGTAATTCCTGAAACAGTACCCGTGCCGGTCACGCTAGTAACGGTTCCGCTTGTAGGCGTTGCCCAAGAAGGTAAACCAGAGGCAAGCGTTAAAACCTGACCATTTGAGCCAGCAGCTAAAAAAGAGGTAACAGACGCGCCGCTTTGATACGGCAAGGAACCAGTAGCACCACCAGCAAGGTTTGTCGCAGTAGTAGCCGTGGTTGCCGTAGTAGCTGTGGTCGCTGTGGTTGCAGTAGCCGCATTTCCACCAATGCTTAATGCCGTTGCCGTCCCCGTTAAACCAGTGCCAGGGCCACTAAATTGAGACGATGCGGTGATTGTGCTGCCACCCACCGTAGAGCCGCTAATCGGCGTTCCCGTAATGCTGCCACCCGTAATTGTTACGTTGTTGGCATTTTGCGTGGACATTGTTCCCAAGCCTGAGACTTGAGTATTAGCAATTGCGATGGCCTGTGCAGACAATGCGGTTAGCTGGCCTTGCGCGTTAACAGTTGCTGACAGGGTTTGGCTTGCAGAGCCGTAGGAAGCCGCAGAAACGCCCGTATTTGCGATGCTAAACGTGTTGGCAGACAAGGATAGCCCTGTGCCCGCGTAATAGGTAGAAACGCCGGAAAACTGCACAAAGGTAATCGGCGTAGTTCCAATGGTTCCAGTGACAGCGGAGGTGGACACCCAAGCACTATTGCCGTTTGTGGTTCCGTTAACGACTACGGTGTAAGCGCCTGGCACTTCTGCCCAAACATCCATATCCGTAGCGCGAGTCCATGCACTAGCCGATGCGACGTAAATGCCGTTTGTTGGTGTGCTTGCCTGATTTTTTACTAATACCATGTCACCGGCCAGCGTGGTGTATCCGTCAATGGTTTGCAGGCCGGATAGCGTGATTGCTGCCGTTGTTCCACATTGGACGGATTGCTTAGGATTTAGACCCTGCGCCACGGCATCGACGTATGCTTTGTTGGCAATGTCGGTGTTTCCAGAAGGCGAAGTCGTGATTTGTCCGGTAGTGGACAAGATATTGGTAAAAACACCCGTGGAGGGTGTAGTCGCACCGATAGTCGTGCTATCAATAGTGCTATTTGTGATCGTCAGTCCCGTTTGAATGGGGTTAATCGTTGCATAAAATGGCAAACCCTGACCGATAAAAGTGTTGAAACTGTTATCCAGATTAAACAGCGCCTGCACTGGCAAGATGTTTTGATCTACGGTCTTTGCTGGGTTTGCCATTTTTTACCTTACGACTGGTCAACCAAGGGGGTGACGTAAACCAAGTTAGTCCCGGATACGCTCTTTGCAGTAACGTAGCAAGGCAATTGGTTGTTAATAACAGGGCAGGCGAGAACGATAGGCATTTCCATTACTGCGGGCAGAATGTAATCACCTAAAGTTCCGTCCCCTGGTACTGCTGCTGAATCGGTAGAAATTTGACTGAATTTGATAGCTACGCTTCCAGTACCCGTATTTAGGCAAGAAACGTAATTAGCTTGGTCAGTCGTATTTGTTACCAATGCAACCGCCGAATGTGCGCTAGTCGTCACGGACAAGCCGAGAGTTTGACCAGCCAAACGAAGTACAGAGGTGTTAGCCATGATTAAACAGCGGTCACAGGCAAAGGAAAACCTTCTGCGCGCACGATTTGGAATTCGTAAATACCAGCAGCGGGCGTAGCAGAGGAACCAGTCAAATTACCAAACTGAATAGTCAGCACGTTAGCAGCCAAGCAATCGCATTCGACAATGAAAATGCCGGTAGTTTGGTTTGCAATATAACCTTGAGCGACGATGATGTCGGTGGTTTGCAGACCTGGCAATGCGAAAGTTTGAACTGCGGTGGTGTTGGCGGCAACAGCAACGGGAGTCAACGAGGGGCCAATATAGAAAGTTTCGTGGGCATTACCACGGGCGATAGTCGTAGAAGACATATTGATTCCTTTGAAAAGGTGAGAAATTGTAACCCGAAAAGAAAAAAAGCCATCCCTTTTGAGGACGGCCTTCCTTCTATCTATACCCGTTTAGAACGGGACGCTGAAATCGTAGCCGTAGACATATACGTCAAACGTAGCGCCTGCGACTGGAGTAGTCAGACCAGCGGTTACGTTCAAGTACAGGTTTTGCACGGTAGCAGCGGTGGCGGACGACGAAGCGGCGACCAAAGACACACCTTGAGGGGTAGTCAGGTTACCGGCGGTAATCGCGCCAAACAAGCTAGAACCACCCGAAGTCGTAGCAACGCCGAGTGCCAATCCGGTAGGAGTGACAGAAGCGCCGCTGGCGTTCAGGTTAGTAACCATGAGGCTTTGAGGCAGATAAACGGTGCTATTTACCACTTGGAAAGCATAGTTTCCGGTGGCGTTAGCGGTCACGTTCTTGATCGTGCCAATAAGACGCAGGGTGGTGGCGGTTGTAGCGCCTTGGGGGTGAGTAGTATTAGTTACTGCTGGGCCTGGATTTGCCATGATAGTTTCCTTTAAAAAAGTTTAGTTAAACGGGGCCGAAGCCCCATTCAGATTTAGCTGGCGATACGGCAAGCCAACTCGGGGTACAAAGGCGCCCAGCCGTACAGCACATCCAAACGAGTCGGGATGGAATCGTTGTTAATGGTGTACTGGCGAACCACACGCATAGACAGACCAATTTCCTTATCGCTTGCACGACCAGCAAAATGGACTCCGTCAGGCAGCTCGAGGTCAGCCACAGCCAAGGTAAACGCATTGCGGTGCATCATGATGTTCTGGGGAGAAGCAACGCCGGTATTGTTAAACGCCGTGATGTTCTGAGAACCAGAGGATGTAATGCTCACGTTTTGGAATTGACCAGCGGTGATGATGGCAGGGCTTACTTGCACCGAAGTAGCGCCGGTTCCGACAGTAGTCGTAGCCATAACCACAAAGTTACGCAGCTTGCCGTAAGACTGACGATTCTGAGGGTTGACAGCATACACGCCAGGGATAGTGAACACGTCACCAGCATTGAGCGTGGAGGCAGACGAAGCAGCCAGAGAGATCGTCGAGAATTGCGACCAGCCGGAAGTCAGGAAACCAGTGCCGGTAGACACGTTGATAGCAATGGTGTTTGCAGACCAGCTACCAAAGGTTTGAGACACGACGTTCTGATCGAGTTTCCAGTTCACGCCAGCGGAATCACGACCCATCAGGCCCTTGCGGTACTGCTCGCCGATAGCTTCTTGGGGCACGAAAAGACCCTTGAGGCTGTCAACGATAGTGGCAGAGGTGAACGGCTCGATGATGACCGAACGACGACCGTCGCGGGGAGCGCCTTCGCTGTCCAGGTAAGCACCAGCGGTCAGATAAGTAATCAGACCAGTGGGAGGCGTACCAGCAGTACCGACGATGTTGGCGGTGTTCAAGTTAGCCATAACCATACCGTCACGGTCAATCTTGTTGGCAATAGCGGCAACAGCGGGCTTCAACACGCGGCTAGAGAACATATCCAACGACAAAGCGAGGTCTTGCGTGGTGAACTGAGTATCAACGTGGAATTGAGTGCTCAGAGTCACGGGGACGCTAGATTCGTTGAAGTCTTCAACATTCAAAGCAGGGCCGGTAGTACCGATGAAACGACCAGGTTTACGAACGTTAACGGTCTGGCCAATTTTAGCCCCAACGACCGCAAACTGATCATCATAGTTACGGTCAACTTCCGAAGTGAAAGTCAATTCATTTTCCAAGACCATCAATGCTTCATTGGTGATCTTGCTGATAGTTAGCAAGTTATTTGCCATGATAAATACTCCTAAATAAAAAAAGATTTACCGAATTTTGCCCGCTTTGCGTTGCGCTTTCCAAGCCTGATAGCTGCCATGAAATTGACCGTTAGAGTCAACACTAGCTTCCATCGAACTGTTCGCGCTGCGAATCGGGTTAATCGGCGGTTTTGCTTTAGTTCTTACAACAGGTTCACTCGGCTCCGCTTGAGTTTGCTTCTCAAACCTTGCTTCTAGTTTCCCAATCTCGCGTAGTGCGGCATTTGGCGACATAGACGTAATACGTTTTGCAACGTCATCATCTTTTGCAAGGTGATATAGGATTTGTGGGCCTACTTCACTTTCCAAGATCGCATCACGAATCGCGTCATTTACTGCCACGCTACTAGATGCAACCATGTCATCGAAATCGGGAATATCTGCTTTAGCTGCTGCAACTTTAGAGGCCCATGCCGAAATTACTTTCTGACGTTCCCCGTCTGCCCTGCGTTCAGCGTCTTCCTTATCTCGCCTTACCAATGCTTGTTCAGCCGACCAATCTGCTAATGCCTCTGCGAATTCAAAGGCATCAGTAAATTGAGACGGTTGAGGCTTTGCATCAACAGGTGCAGCCGGTTTAGGCTGTGTCTGCTGGCGTAAAGCCGCTACTTCGGCCTCCAGTCGTTCCCGTGCTTCGCGCTCCCGTGCCGCTTCTTGCCGCGCCAGTTCACGTTGCTTGGTTATTTCTGAAAACCTTTTCTCGATTTTCGGATTCTGTTTACGTTCTTCTGCTGGTTTAGCTTCTTCTTCCTCACTTGCATCACTCTGCGAAACTTCCTCTACCGGCTCTGATTTCTCAGCCTCGGGAGTCTGTTGTTCGTCAGCTAATCCAAGTTTATTTGAGTAAAAATCTGCTGCGTTCTCGCTAGTCAATACTTGACCGGCTTCTTTTTCGCTACTTGCCATGAGTTTCCTCAAGAAATATACCCAGTTAATACCTAACTGGTAAGGTTGTGTGGTTTATACCACAAATTCTATATAGCGCGTTCAGTAGTTTCTGCCGATGCTGCGCGTAATGAGCGCTCATCTAGCTGCGCCAACATAAGCGCAAACTGTCCCTTAATGTGTTCAATCTCAATTTGAGTCTGTGTTTTAAGTACCGTATCGTGCGCCGCCGTATCAGTCCGCAACTTCATATCAGCGTGGCGCTCTTGGTCGCGTAGCTCAAGATCGTGGGCGCGGTTGGTTTCTTTAATCAACGTGCGCTTAGTTTCGGCGTCCTGCTTGACCTGCTCAATATCGGAGCGTTGTTTCATAGCCAATTGCATTTGCTGCATTTCTTGCTGCATTTTCTGCATTTGCGCCTGTGCATTCTTAAGTTGCATTTGCACTTGAGGCGGAATAGGCGATTTTTCGTCAATCTGCGCCAGCGGGTTAGCAGCGGCAAGGCGGTCAGCAATGATGTCAGCGCCAGGGAAGTCCATGTTGCGGAAAATAAGGTCGCCTGCTTGTTGCATAAGCGCAGGGTCGACTTTGAGCATATCCACCATAGATTCCACGGCTTCTTGGCGCTTACTGTTGTAGCCAGGGCCGGTATCCATCACCACGTCGTATTTGCCTACGCTCATATCGTGCATGACGGTATATACACCCTGGGCGTCTTGCTGCGGTTGATTGATACCCACTAGGTCAGGCTTTCCGTCAGGGCCAATGATTCGCATTACGCGCTGCGAGTCGTAAACGTGCGGAATCAGGTCAAGGATGATCTTTCCGGTGTGCTGGATAGACTTTGTAAGGTTGTCGTAAAAGTCAAAGTTTGTCAGGTCTACCTGCTGCTGCTGACCATTCAACGCTTTACCGGACATATTGCCTGGCAGTTGTTGGCTAGGGTCGTAAATGCCCATCAGCGTGGAAATGTCCTGATTGATAGATTGTGCAGCCGCCATCACTCCGGTGGGAGGTGGTTCGGGTTGCAGGCGCTGGGGTGGGGGCGCAGGCTGTCCGTCAATGTCGGTTTGCTTGTAGCGTAGCAGCGGATAGGATTTGACGTTAGCGCCAGCCCATTCGTTTTCGTGGCCTTCGTCTTGGCCTTCTGCCATTATCCATTTAGCCTTTGGAGCAAGCGCAACCGATTCAGTGATGGTTGTCTGCCAAAAGTTATACATCCGCTGGGCGTCTTTGGCGTGGCGAACCATGCCGAACTTCTTTTTCTTGTCTCCAATCACCACATGGCGACCATAGACGGGCACGACAGGGATGTAAGTCCCAGGCCATTCACGTTCCTCAATCACCTCAATCGCGGTCAGCTTTTTCCATTTCACCGTGCGCTTATAGCTTGGGCGCTTGTCCACAATTTCCAAACCAGCCATTTCAAGGCGTTTAAAAAAGTCTGAACCTTCAGCAAACTTACTTGTTCCGTCGCTCAGTTGGTACAGGGTTGCGGATTCACGCTGAACATAGAAGTATTCAGCAATGCGAATATCCTCTTTGGTAATCCACTCGGATTGTGCGTCACCCGTTCCGCGCTGTGTGAATGAGGTTCCATCGTCGCATTTAGGATACAGCTTGCGGAATTTCTCCTTGCTCATCATTGTTGTAATTAAACAACGCTCTGCGTCGGAACCGTCTACACGCTCGGAATTGGGGTCAAAGTAAACCGTGAATGGGTTATCAATCGCGTCGATGTAAATTTCTTGGTCGAAACTGTCTTCACTGACGTAATTCGTAGTGACGCGCCAGAATCCCCATCCCATGCGTACAGCGTGGTCAAAGGCGGTATCGTAGGCGTTATCAGCATTGGAATTGACTTCAATGTGCCGCGTCATGCCTTCCATAACTTCGGCGGTCTTTTCCTGCGCCGGGGAGTTAGTGCCGTGTACTTTAATGCGGGGGCGTTGCTGGCGTTGCTGGTTGGGGACTTGTCGGCAGTATCCGTCCAGCTTGTTAATTGTCAGGATTGGGCGGGATTCCAGATTGCGCGAGTTTTGCAATTCAACGGGCCATTGGTCGCCATTAACAAACTTCAAATCCTCCAAGGCTTCTTGGCGGTTCATAGTGTCCGCATCATTGCACAGCTTTAGAAAGTCCTTGGCTTCGTCAATGATTGGGTCGTAGTCGCCGTCGTAGTCGCTCATATATATATCCTTTAGCCCATCCAACTCTGTGGCATGGCGTAGCTGGGTTTGCTTACTCTGCGCTTCGGTTCGTTAACCACTAGGCCAAGCATTCGGAAAGCGTCCGCACCGTGTGAATATTGGTCATGCAGCGGGTTTTTACTGAATTGCTTGGTTTCAGGGTCAACTTCGTAGCGGTAATGTCGCAAACATTGTAGCCCATCATAACAATTTTCCCTATCAAACCAGCAATTGCGGAATAACGTCCGCGCTGCGTTGATACTGTCAACAATGGGCGTTCGTGGGATTATTTTGGTTTTATAGCCTGCTGCACGGACAATTTGGTCAATAGAACGCCCTGCCGCTGCGAGGGTCTTATTCTCTGCATCGTGTGGCAACCATAGTGTATCGTAAACATAACCATAGGTTTGCATCTTGGCGAGATAGTCGCTAATGGTCTTTTGGCTATCCTCAATGTATCGAATTACACGGGTTTCCATGCCGATAAACTGGACAAACCATATTGCCGTGGCGTCAGACCATCCCAGGTCAAACACAGCGTGAACAGGCTTTGTGGCGTCATAGGCTACACGGGTAATCCGGTCTTCCAGTTCAGCCATTTGGATTTCACGGGCAAAGATAGCGCCATCCACCTTCTGCCTGCACAGACCCTCCCAAACCGTGTTGTACGCCTCTATATCCCTATCCCGCAGGGCGTCCTTCTCCAGGCGTAGCGTTTCAGGGAACCACGGATTGTCCGACCAGTTGATTTTTACAACTTTGCAATTGTCGGGGGAGTTCAGCACAAACCGCTGGTATGTTTCGTCGGTGTCCAGTTCAGGGTTAAAGCTAACCCATATTTCGGATTGTTCTTTACGGATTGTTGGGATAAGCACGTTCCAGCTAGTCTTGGATACGGTCTGCGCTTCTTCAACCCAGCAAATATCCACACCTTCAATAGACTTTACGTTAGTGACGTTGTTCCGCAGGCCAACAAAGAAGAATTCAGTCCCGTTCTTGCCGCGAATGCTTTTGTCTGTGATCTCATAGAAGCCAGTTAGCCCCATGCTATCAATCTGGTCGCACAGCAGCTTATGGACGGAATCCTTGATTGAGGTCTGAAACTCACGGGCGCACAGGATACGCAACGTAGATTTAGCCCCCAAGATTAAAAGCGCACGAGCGATTCCCCATGATTTAGCACCGCCGCGACCACCATAGCAAACTTTGTAGCGTTGCGGCTCAAACAGAAACGCCAGCTTCTGCGGAAACTGGACATTCTTAATTGCTTTGTTGACATCCATCAGGGCTTAACAAAGGTTACGCTGATGCCTTCCATAGCCGTGCCGTCAGGGTTTGACATCTTCATGGTGTTGGTTTCGCCCCATGCCATCTGCGCCTTAGTCCACCAGATCATTGCAGTGGTGTCGCCCTTCATGGCTTTGTTGTACAGAGTCTTGGCAATGCTGGCGCTAGCGGTGGCCTTACCCAAGGCTAATTCGGTCTCGTAGTACTTACGCAACGTCTTGTCGCTGATGCCAAGCAATGCACCAATTTGGTCGTGAGGCAAGCCAAGACCGGCAGCTTGTTGCGCCTGCGCCCTGCTCTTTTCGGTTGGTTTGTGTTCTAACATCTTTTATTAGCGGAAAGTGTTGCCCATATTTTAGGCAGTTTCTGTTAAAAGTTCAGCTTTCTTACCTGTGAAGTCTTCCCATCGCTTTACGATTACGTCGCAGTATTTGGGGTCTAACTCCATTATTCGGGCTATCCGTCCATTCTTTTCCGCTGCAATAAGCGTTGTTCCGCTACCCCCAAAAGAATCAAGCACTATGTCTCCGCCTTTGGTGTTGTTCAGCATTTGATATTCAAATAATGCAACCGGCTTCATTGTGGGGTGTTCGCCACTTTTGCTTGGTTTATCAAATTCCAAAATGGTAGTTTGCTTTCGATCAGTTGCCCAAAGGTGACCAGCGCCTTCTTTCCATCCGTATAGGCAAGGCTCATGCTTCCAATGGTAATCTTGCCTTCCAATAGCAAAAACACTTTTTTTCCAAATTAAACATTGGCGAATAATCCAACCTGAATCTTTTGCCGCACCGCGAAAGTTATAACCCTCAGAATCAGCATGCCAAATATAAAAAACGGCGCCAGCTTTCATTACTGAATCTGCTGCAGTGTAAGAATCACGCAAAAATTGCCTAAAGTCTTCATCGCTCATAGCATCATTTTTAATGCCAAAACTTGTCTTATCTTTTCTTGCTTTACCCGCCTTTTCAAGCATTTCGTTTTTGCTTGTCATGTCTACGTTATATGGCGGATCTGTCAACCACATATCTACAGCCTGCTCTTCGCAAAGTTGCTCAAGATGCTGAATGCTGGTGCTATCGCCGCACATCAATCTGTGCTTGCCCATCTTATAAATGTCGCCTGGCTTGGTTTTTGGTTCGTCGGGTAACGCTGGCGCCTCATCCTCATCCGTTAGCCCTTCCACCACTTCAGGCTCTAGCAGCGCGGCTAATTCGTCTTTGTCAAAGCCCAGGATTTCCAGCGCAAAGTCATCTGCCAACAAGTCGTTTAACTCTATGGTTAGCAGGTCATTGTCCCATTCAGCGTTCATAGCCAGCTTGTTGTCGGCAATGATTAGCGCCTTGCGTTGCGTGTCTGACAGGTGAGACAACTCAATAACCGGCACTTCCGTCATGCCTAGCTTGCGTGCAGCCATTAAATGCCCGTGACCAGCAATAATGCCGTTAGTACCGTCCACCAGGATAGGGTTAGTCCAGCCAAACTCTTTAATGGACGCTGCTATCTGTGCAACCTGTTCATCGCTGTGCTTGCGGCTGTTGTTGACGTAAGGGATTAGCTGGTCAACGGGCGTTTGGATAATTTTCACTTTTTCTTTTTAGCGGCTTCCCGCTTCTCCGCATACGCAATGGCGACGGCCTGCTTAACCGGCTTACCGGCTTTGACTTCCGTCTTGATATTCTCTTTAAACGCTTTGGGGCTGGTCGATTTCTTCAGGGGCATCTTGTTTCTCCAGTTCGGCAATCAGGTTTTGGTACGCTTGAATAGCGCCGTTAATCATGTGGATGTTAACTTCCATTTGGCGTCCCTGCTTCATCAGGTCGTCGATTTTTGCGATCAGTTGTTCTTTAGTCATGTTTTATCCTTGTTGGGCCATAGGGCAAGTTAAAATTTAATATGAAGTTTTGTTTGGTTGTTTTGAACGTATATGTCCAGTCATCGGCTATCAACTCAAGCCATTTGATACCTTCGGCTATACCTGTCCCCCAATACAAAACTGACCAATGCGGGCTATCATTCCACACCCCGCCAACGTTTTGTATCAAGTGTTTGTTGGTCATGCCGCCTCCATTACAAAGCAAACATCCTGCCAAGACATTTTCAGGTGGCGTTCACCGTCAATCTCCAGCGGTTCAAACTTGAGGTATTCGTCGTCGTAGTTCTTAGCGAGTGTGCCGAAGCATATCCGGTCGGCTACGTTTAAGCCTTCTGCCAGGGCATCGTCGCCACATGCTATTACCGTGCCAATTGTCTCGGCTTCTGCGGTTTGTATATACAAAAGGTCGCTTTTCAGCCGTTTTTCAGGCTTTACGATGATTTTGTCGCGTAAGGGCTTAATCATGTAGCACCTTTGCTGGACGTCCGCGCTTTTTGGCGGGAATGTCTTCGTGAATTTCAAAGACTTCTACCACTTCCTCTTTCAAGGGTGGTTTAGCCTTGTATTCACCGCACCATTCCGTAGCATGGCGGTTAGCGTACTGGGGAAATCGTTTGCACGTTCCCATAACTTTAAAATCCGTGAAGTACACGCACGAATTACAATTGCCGTCAACCATTACAAATCTCCTTTGTGGTGGCCAGGGACGGTAGAGGTTGCAGCCTCTACTCAATCCCGATTATTTGTACTCAGCGCGTTCGTGCGAGTAGCAGTCGTGTTCTTTGCTGCCGCCCTTGAATTCGCCTAGATTACCGTCGATCTTGCCCATGTGACCAGATTCGCGTCCGCTGATACTATCAGCCTTACCCATGCCGACACCGCCGACAACAGGTTTGCGCTTTTCGCCGGACATATCCGAAGCCAAAACGCCTTTAGGCATTTTTTCGCCGGACGCGCCAGACTTGTAGACTTCTTTATCTTCCTTGGGAGTACCGACGCGCTTTTGGCCGGACATATCGGAAGCGGTAGCGCCTTTCGGCATTTTTTCCATTTTGGGGTAGCCCATGTTAGGTTCCTTTTGGGGTTGGTTGTACAATGTACACGTCCATTATAGGGGATTTTCAGCTATGGCAACAAATTTTAAGTTCACCAAAGGCGAGGCCAAACACAATATGCCTGCTGTGTTTGAGATTGAGCGCGAGCATAAAGCAGAGCGTCGTAAGGTGATGGCATTGGAAAAAGAACTCAAGGCGCACGAAAAGACTGATGCGGCTCATGCCCATCCAATGCACCGTTCTCATGAGGCTCAGTCCAAAGCCCCATTGCCTTCAATGCGGAAATAGTCTTTATATGGGCGTTAATCCACATTAACTCCCGCCCCATTCGACTGAGGCTAGTTCCTTGGTCTAATTCCATGTGGCAAGCATGGCATAGGCTGGCGATCTTTGTATCGTCGGCTTTTATTCCCCTGCCTTTTCCGTGTCTGGCCATGTTTGAATGCGCAGCCACCACTGTTCCATCCTCTATTCCGCAATGCTGGCAGGGAATGTGCCTGGCGGCCTCCAATAGGCGTTTGTTACGAATGTAGACATGCTTGGGAAACATCATTGCATAGCCCTATCTGTTCGTCCGTTAGCGTATAAATTGGCCTTTTCGGCTTCAATCCGTGCTTGCGCCGCAATCATCAGCCAACGCGTCTTTTCCCTTTGCTCTACTGCCGCTTGCAATGCGGTAAGGTGTTGAACGTACTTTGAATCTGCGTAGGCTTCGCGTTCCTGTGCAGCCGTGGTTTTGTGTCCCTGTATCTCAAATTCCTTCATTAGCTGCGCTTTTACCGTTTTCCGCAGTTCGGTCATGTAGACCAATTGGGCTTCTGCTACCGCATAGTCTCCAGCATGGTCGCGCAGGTAATCTACTGCCATATCAAGTTTGCTCATTTAACACTCCAATCATTCTTAACGCCGCTTCCGGCCCATCAACAACACAAACAGGGCCCTGCCAAGCACCGTGCCATTTAATTTGATCTTCCGTTAATTTTTGGGCTGATTTAGGTTTATTCCCGTCTTTTACTTCCATCAAAAGGTTTACACCCCTGATTGACACTAAAAGATCAGGAACACCTTTTCCAATTGCTGCCAATGATTGAACAGAAGCGCCAGCAGCCCGCAATGCGCTAACTACTTGTATTTGGTTTGAATCTATTTTTGCTGCTCTACGCATAATTCCGTCTCCACAATTTCACGCATAAAAGACCGGCAGCGGTGGTCAAACCCTACGCCGTAGTGTTGGGCGGCTTTTGCTATTTGGCTTGTTAGCCAGACGTTAGCCTTTAGCTTGCCTATTAAAGCGACAGTCGCAAAGTAGGACGGGACAAGCATCCTTGCCTCTGCCTTTTCAAGTTGGGCGCGGTCACTCATAAGTAAAAGGCGCGTCACCAGCATTGCCGACAAAGCAGCCTGAATCCCTGTGCAGCCACAAACCAATGGCAGGCTCACCGTCCGCAGACCCTTCGTAATGCCGTTGTTTTTTGCACAAAAGCAAGGAATCAGGCTCTGCCGCCAGCTTTCCAAACTGTCCAGCTTCACGCGCATCCCGTTCCTTTTTCTTATTTCTGAAAACGATAAACAGGTTATCCACCTGGTCAACCACGGAACCACTGCCCTTTAGGTCGTATTTATCAGGGATGGCGTCCTCATTGGCAGGCTTGCGAACGTGGTGAATCAAGTGGACGTGTACCTGGGTGTCCTTGGCTATGGCAAATAGTTCGCCGACCAACTTCTTTTGCCCATTCATGTCGTCCTCATCACCCACCACCTTCATCAGCGAGTCAATGAAAACGTGTTGAATGCCCAATTCCTTGGCGCAATAGCGAGTCATGCCTATCACTGTTTCCGGTGTCGTAACGCCTAGCTGGTCGTAAATCCACAGCTTTTTGTTGCTCCATTGCCCAAAGGAATCAAACATTTCGTCCAGCACCATGAACCCTTCGGCGTTTTGGTATTCCGGCGTGAATGGGTTGGTTCCGATAAACATCCGGCTCATCAAGCGAATTGTCTGAACTGGCTTCATTTCAAAGGAGGCGGTACAAACTTTTTCGCCCTGCGCCATCAGGTGCATTGCCACTTGGGTAGTGATTTGGGTTTTGCCGTGTCCGTTCTGTCCAGCCCATACGGTCATTTCGCCAGGTCGGAAGTAGAACGATTCGCGGGTTTTTGTCCAAGGCATCCACAATTTGCGCTCAGTAGCCATTGTCCGCATTCGGTCTTTGATGGCAGGAATGTACTCTGACGCCGGTTTTACCTTTTGCTTGTTGTCAGTTTCGCGCAAGTATTGAGAAAAGTCGATTGTGTCGTCAATAAAGTTAGCCATTGTAAAAATCCATCCATCCTGTTTTTGCCATTTCGCCGTGCAATTCCGTATGACTTGCCGCCACCCACTTCGCCCCTGCCTCCTTGCAGGCGTTAAACAGGCGTTTTGCGCGATCTTCATTGTGACTTGTTACGCTGACCTTACATCCGACCAAAAAGCGCAAATCAAGACCTTCTATCGCGTTTCCGTGGACACAAACGGTAGGCATGGAGTCGTATTCCTCCCAATCGGTTAGCGGACTAGGAAAAGACAGGTCGTCCAGTAGGATTAATTCCGGTGCTTTGCCTGCCAGGCGTAGCTTAATGATTCCTTCGTGGCCTTTCATATTGCGTGCTCCATGATGTTGTTTGTAGAAGATTTGACTAAACCACCTTTAGCTCGACGAACCCAATTTCTCCAAGTTGCTTGCCAGTCTGTCTTGCAGGCATCTTTTCCACCTTTTGATGACCAGTAGTCTTTGAAAGATTCAGCTTCCATGTTGACATCAATGTCAGACCTTTCTGCTCTTGCCCATTGTTTCCATTCAACAGGCATTTCAAAGTTTGTTGGAAGCCGTGAGGCTTTAATACTGTTTGAAGATGAAGAAGAAGATGAAGATGAAGGGGTTGGAATTTGTTTAACCTTTTCTTCAACCTTGGGGATAACCTTGAGGTTAACCTTCAGATTAGGGTTTCCACCTAGCTTTCCACCTTCTGCCCTCTTGTTTCGGAGGGATTCGTCTCTGACCATGCGCTTGGAGTAAATTTCACCAGCATCGGCAAGTTCGTAAACACCGGCCTGACGTAGTTCATCTAACCAACCTTCAACTTCATGTAAGGTTGCCCCGACCATGCTGGCAAGGTTGGATGGAAGGATAACCTTGTTGCCAACCTTTAGGTGTCCATAAGGATTACCTTCGTGCATGAAACAGATCATGTCAATCCATAGCCCCCTAGCCCCTGTGGAACATGATCGCAGTGCCGTATCTCTTAGCCAGTCCGATGGATAGAACTGAAAAGACGGGCGCTTCATTCTTCGTCCTCTACTTCTTCCATTGCTTCTTCAAGCAAAGATTTTTCTCTGTTATAGATTTCTTGGAACTGGTGGACGCTAAGCATGAGTGAACCAACTCTTGTGCCATTTGCATCAAACTGCTCAAAGTAAATTGCGCCATCACTGCCAAAGACGTGCGTTTCAATTTCTCTTGGAAAAACTAACATAAAAACCCCAAAAAAAAAGCCTTAGGCGGAACTCTCACCGTTGCCGGTGTTGGCGGACTGGGTAGTACCAGCAGAGTTCCATCTAAGGCTTACTACAAAAATCCCCGCCAAGGGACGCCTTAATCTTAACCTAACTTCTTAGCTTCCGCAATCTGCTTTTTGTACTTGACCCGTATCAGCGACAGCCAGCCATCAGGGACGCCCCTGGTGCGCCAGTTATGGATACGGTTCGGCTTTACGTCTAGCTTCTCAGCCAGTTTCGTAACGCTTCCAGCAGCCATGATTGCAATTTCTAAGCTATTCATACACCAACTCTATCACATTTGTGAGGCTATCCATCATAAAAAATTCCTATCGCAAAGCCAAAACCTATAAAAATATTGTTGGAATAAAGTTTGCAGTAGTCACAAATGTGTGTAAGATAGCGCCATGCCCTGAACTTCTCGGGGTCTTTTTAGGAGTTAGTTATGAACGACATTGAAACAATCATTTACACGGAACACGAAAAAAGCCGCCGTATTTCTGTATCAAGCTATGACAACGGTGTGCTTTTGCACATCATCGGAACCGGCTTTACTTCCTATGCCGTAATGAACCAAGATGAAGCGCAAAAAATAATTGACGGTCTACTAGAAATCTTGGAGGCCGCAAAATGAAGTTTGCTGACATCGCCCTGGCTACCGCAATCGGTGTTTCCCTTGCTTACGCACTAGTCTACGGGTGGCCTCTATGACATTCATCCGCCTTTATCTTATGTACCGCCGCCAAGGTCGCACAATCATTCAATCAATCAAGTCAACATGGAACATCATCAAATGAAAAATATCGCAACCGCCCTTGTCAAAGCACAAAAAGCCTTTGGCCCTGCGCTCAAGTCCTCTACAAACCCGCATTTTCGTTCTAACTACGCTGACCTGTCGGCTTGCGTGGAGGCTGTGATTGACGGCTTAAATAACGCAGGAATTGCCCTTATACAACGCACCAGTGAGGACGCTACTGGCGTAACTGTTGAAACTGTGTTTGTCCATGAATCCGGCGAAATGATGGAATGCGGCAAACTGCACGTCCCCGCTGCTAAACAAGACCCACAGGGTTACGGTTCTGCGCTGACTTACGCCAGGCGCTATTCCCTAATGGCAGCTTGCGGCATTGCACCGGAAGACGATGATGGCAACGCAGGCAGCCGACCAGTTAAATCTACGGAAGCCACCATGAAAGCCTTGTTCGCAGACATTGCAGACGCCAGCACCATTGAGGAACTGCAAAACGCTTACTTCAACGCAATCAAGACGGTAGGCAATGACCAGACTGCCAAGGACGCAATCATCAAAGCTAAAGACGCAAAGAAAGCAACACTATGAAACTCACCATTCGGGCTTCGGCCCTATCCGCTATCATGACCGATGGCAAAGGCAAAGACGAACTGTCAGTCGGCGCTAAGACCTACGTCGCCAAGATGGCTAAAGAATTCATCTACGGCTACGACGAACGTGTGTCTAACAAGTACATGGAAAAAGGTCTGCGCGTAGAGGATGCCTCAATTGATTTGCTCAATGCCGTGCGCCTAACTAGCTATTCCAAAAATACCGAACGCCGTACAAACGATTGGATTACTGGCGAGGCCGATATTGTTGACACAGACAAGATCATTGACATCAAATCTAGCTGGTGCTTGACTACGTTTCCCGTACTGGCAGACCAGGGTGAAGACAAAGGCTACGAATGGCAAGGACGCGCCTACATGATGCTGTGGGACAAACCCAAGTTTGAGATTGCGTATTGCCTGGTATCCACGCCGGAAGACCTGATCGGATGGGAGTCGCCTCTACTGCATAACGTAGACCACATTCATCGCAATCTAAGAGTAACCACTGTTCAATATGAAAGGGACGCCACGTTAGAGGAAAAGATTAAAGTTAAAGTTAATGCGGCTCGGGACTACTATGCCCAAGTCATTCAAGAAATCAACCAGCAGCACAAACATGGCAATTACTAAAGAAATCTCCTGCATCGTAGGAACGTACACCAACAAAGACGGACAGACCAAGAATCGCTATCAGCGCATCGGTTCTGTTGTATCCACCAAGAATGGCGAAATGCTCAAGCTAGACGTAATCCCTTTGAAAGAAGGAGGTTGGGATGGTTGGGCATTTATGAATCCACCGCGCGAGGAAGAAGCGCCCAAGTCACGCCGCCCAATTCTTGACGACGATATGCCGTTTTGATTTTCGGGAAGGTTGACAATTCCATGACTTTGCAAGCTCTGTGTCACCTTGCAAGCATAAGAAACAACCTTTCCACCTATTTAAGATAAATTATGAACTGTTGTAATCAAGATTGCCAACAAGGCAAAACCTGCCCTCAATATGGCGTTTATTCCATTGTTATTCGAGCATTGTCAGCCCTGGGAATGTTTGCCGTAGTAATGTTCCTACTTGGGTACGCTTACGCTTCTATTCCTTTGGTGTTGGAAAAAACCTGTACGCCATCTTTTATTGACAGGATTTTAAAATGAGAGTTAACCCCACCACAGGACTAGGCGCTTTTGCAGTGACTACTGGAGACAAAGCGCATAAGAAACTGCGCACTGGCGCGGTGTTGTTAGTCAAAGACCCAAACGCCGCAAAGCCTAAAACACTAAACATTTGGCAGCAACCAACGTACAAACCGGAATCGGGCTATGTGCGACCTGGTGCTAATGATTTTCTTAACATTAAAAGTAGGGGATTCTGATGAACGAAACCACCATCACACCAATGAACGCATACGCTACGACTGACGGCAGACTGTTTCATGACAAACTGGAGGCTCATGCCCACCAGCACGGCCTTGATATCACCCCTGAGATTGAGGCTTACCTTGGGGAAAACTACAAGTTGTGTCTGTCTGGATATACCCGCAAAAATGCCATTCTTGACTGGGAAGTTGAGCGCAAGCTCAAACAACTGAAAAATAACAACGTATGACTTGGCCTTTCCCACCATACCCGCTACCAACGCCCGTTAAAGCACCGCCGCTTAAACCTAACCCTGACAACTATGAGGACGCACCGTGGTAACTAAAGACGAAGCATTAAAGGAAGCATACGAAACCTTAAAAGACATTGCGGAAAACGCAACATCCTATGAAGATGGATGGTGCGGCGCAGCAGCTGAGGAGGTGTTACCTGCCATTGAAGCAGCCCTAGCACAGCCAGCGCAGGAGGAAGAATGCAAGCATCAGTTCCAAGTCGATCAAGACGCTCCAAAGCACAAGTGTTGCCAGATTTGCGGTCTTGTCGTTGGGTCTTCAGCACAGCCAGCGCAGGAGTCTGAGCCTGACGAACTCGCCATCGCCATCGTCTACATGAGCGGACTTCTTGACGGCAAGAAGAAGCGCCCGTGGGTAGGGTTGACGGATGAGGATGAAATACCTTGGGATGGTGTTGATGCCAAGTCTTTTGCTAAAGCCATTGAAGCCAAATTAAAAAAGAAAAACAGTTAATGTATAGCTATAACAAAGAAGTCCGCGCAGCTTTGCGCTTACATCCTGACGGTTTAACTACTGCGCAGATTAACTCCATAACCAAAGCACCACAGGGAACCATTAGGAACGTCTTAAAAGCTATGCCAGACGCCTACATTGACCGATGGTCAACCCGTGGAACACAAAATTATTTAAGCGC